TAGTAAGTTCACTTATTGCAGATACATACCCACCAAATACTAAATCATTTTCTTTGTATTTATTTTCATACAACATAGAACTATATTTGTTTTGAATATTTTTTCCCATTAATCTTATATTAGCTATATCTTTATTAGCTATATTTTTTGCTTGTGTATTTATATTTAAAAAACTTCTGCTTTCATCTGAATATCCTGATATAGATTGCCATGCTAAATTATTAGCTATTGTTTCATTTAAAGCTCTTTTTCTTGCATTTTCTTCTTCTAATGCTTGTAGTGCAGCCATTTTTTTTTCTGTTTCAATTCTGTAATTTTCTCTTGATAATGCTCCTCTTTGAGATTGCACACTAGCAACTGTACCTACTGCACTTACTATTGCTGCAGCTGCAAATAATGTTCCTGAATTAGCACCCATTACGCAAACTGTATCTCCATAGCTATTCCTAATACCTTTAATGGTAATGGATCGTTTTGGCTAATAGTAATTGTAGGACTTTTACTATAACCTAAAAAATTAAATTCTTTTTTTGCTGTAACTGCAGTTATATCTGTACCAGAAGTAAATCCAGCTTGTTGTATTACTAACTCTTTAGAATTTAAATCTTGAGCTTTCATTGTTATATCTAAACCACCAGATATATCTACAATAGCTTTATTAACTCGTCTTGGTTGACCTGTAAGTGGTCCAGTATCTATTTCTTTATCTACAGACATTGTTTCTAATATAGGTGTATAATTAAATCCAACTCTTACTCCAGTAGGAAATGGTGCAGATGTTAATGTTATTCTACTATTAGAATCTACTGTAAATTCACCTAATGAGCCATTACCAAATACTGCAAATACTTTATCTGTGTTTTCGTAAATAGCATTTACTGTATGTAAAAATCCATCTACTAATGTAATAACTGCATCATCGGCTGGTACAGCTGCAAGATTTTTATCTAATGTTAATGTGTGTTGAGAAGATCCAGCAGATACAGCAGTAATAGTATATTCTGCTGCATTTCCAGCTATTGTAAATGTTTCTTGTATTTGTGGAGCAGTACTAAAACCATCAACAACTAAAGTGTTTTGATTAGTAGCTTGACTTGCTCCTTTAACTAATGGTGTTCCTTTTTGAAATACTGTTGTAGTAGTAGAACAATCAAGAGTAATAGAATCATCATTAGCAAATCTTTCTAATAAATATTTAGTACCACTAGGTACAACTCTTTTAACTATTACAAATAATTTATCATTTAATGCAGTTATACTATGAAACTTATCTCCAGTTTGTGTTTCCCACATAGTCCAACCAGCAATTTTTTCATCACGAATAGAATGAAAGACTGCAAGTTTACCATCTTCATTAGTTCCACTATTTAAAAAAAAAGCAAACTGTTCTGGTTTAGTTTCATTACCTGTCATCATAGATAATTGTTTAGGAGAATCAATTAAATGAGAAGCTAATACAGATACACTTGTAGATCTATATGCTTGTTCAACATCTGAAAATACATATTCCCTTACTGACTTACCATTCTTTTGACTAAACATAGAAGCTCCATCAAAAGGTATTGGTGCTGCTCTATTAATTCCATAAGGTGTTTGTCTTAAAAAAGCTATACTACTAGGAGTAATAGCAGCAGACTGTGATGATACTGGTACATAGTATTCTCCACTATCAGTAAATATTTGTAAGTTACGAGATGAAATCATATGTCTAATTTCGTTTACTGTATCACTTGCAATAGCAACATTAATAGCTTCATTAGCTAAACCAGTACCTAAATCAAAATTAAAATATCCTCCAATTTGACTAGCTATAACTGCTGCTGGATTATCTCTTACACCAGCAAACCATAATCTATTATCGTGAAAAGATACAGCTTGTGGAAATCCATTTACAGCAGATATTAATTGTTCTGACCAATCTGCATTAGCATCTGTATTAGGTAATGCTTCTAGTATAGTAGCAGTAACTGTAGTTGCATTTGTAAAACCTACAATCTTAACTTGTTTACCACCAATTTTTAAATATGTTCCATTATGTCCTGATACAAAAGAATCTGCACTAGCAGTTAATGTAACGCTGTTTCCAGTAGTTGCGCCAGGTGTTATTGTTATTGTGCTATCAGCATATTTATAAAATGGTTGTGTAGTTTTATTTATACCATTTACAGTTACAGTATCATCTTCTTCAAAAGCATAAGCTGCTACACTAAAAGAACTAGCAGAAGCTCTTGTAATTTTTCTTATAGGATTTTCTCTATGACATAAAAAAACTGTATCACCAAACTGTGCAAAATTTAATTCAAATAACTGTGCAGTAGTCCAATTACAATTAGAAGTAATATTAGATTGTATTACTGCTCCACTAGAATTGTAAACATCTAATCTATTATTAGATAATACAAATATAGCTACTTCATCATTAGAAAATATAAATGGCATTATTCTACATTCGGCAGGCATTGTAGCCATATACTCAGTAGCTGGTCTACGCATTACTCCACCTTCATCTAATAAATACCAGTTGCGTACTTGTTTACCACCTTCAAAATATGCTTTAGCATCAGTTCTTGCATTAAGGAGATTGTTAATTTCTCCTGAAGAAAAGTTTGTATATACTTGTCTAATTTTTCTAGGCATTAACTGACTACAAGTCCACTACGACTGCTTCTTCTTTCTGTTATAAATCTATCAGTAGAAAGTGTTTTAGTTGTAGTTTCTGAGGAGTCAGTATTTTTTGCAATTAATAATTGTCTTTCACTTAATTGATCAAACTCTCGAACAAGTGCTGCATCTCTTGCTACTGATCCACCAAAGATACTAGCTAGTTTATATTCTACTGCTAATCTAAAGTGTGGGGGAAACTGATCTTCGCTTTGTCTAAATACATAATCCATAATAACTGTAGTTGATGATCCAAAACCATCTAAATATATTTTATCTTCGTATCTATGATATCGTAATAACGCATCATTAGAAGTTACTGATAATATTTTTAAACATTCAGGATTAGAAGGTATTTGATAAGCGTATTCAAATCTACCAGTAGGTGCATCTGCTAACAAAGATAACTGTTGTTGTCCTGTTGCAAATCTCCAATTATGTCTAGTTAATGTAGATTCAACTACTTCTTCATATATTGTATTAGTTACAAGAGCTTCTGTAGTATCATCAGTAAATGATGAAATAGGATTTGCTCCTATCATTACTAATGCTCTTGAAGCTATATCTACTTTGGTTACTGCCATACATTAAGAAGCTGGTTTTTGGTACTGTCCTTTTTTTTGTACCAATACATTAGCTGTAGGAATTTGAATAGAAAGATTTTTACCAGTTATATTTGTAACTCCATATTTTGTTGCTAATTCTACAACAGTATTTAAAAATTCTTTTCTTTGACCACTTGGATTATTTCCAGTAACAATAGCTTCTAACATAGCTAATTTTGCTTTTACTTCATCTACTTGTTTAGAAGATAATTGTGTATTTGAAAATACAGAATTTTTACCTCCATCAGAAAATGCAGTAGAAAATCTACCATCAGGTAATTTAGATTGTTTATATAATTTATCAGGAGTCATTGCACTTGCAGCTACAGAAGCTGCTAATCCTAATGTACCAACTGCCGCAGCAGCTCCACCAACAATTCCACCTGTCATAGTGTCTTTCATTGCATTTCCAAATTCTTCACCTTTTTTATTAAATCTAGGTTTTTTTCCCATTGCTGATCTAACTTTATCTATTGCTGGTCTAACTACTTTACCAGCTTGTGATGCAGCTATACCTCCAGCAGCAGCTCCACCAGCAGTTGCACCAGCTAATATACCACCACCTATTCCAGCAGCAGTTCCAGCAGTTTGTTTTGCTGCACTAATAGCTTTTTTACTAGTTTTTGAATCAGCTACTTTAGAAACAGTTTCTTTAACTTTTTTACCAACTTTTGTTTTTTCTAAATCTTTTTTTTTCTTTTTGGCAGCACTAATAGCTTTGCCAACTATTTTTTTTCCTACCTTAATTGCTCCAGCTATTGCCATAATTTTTTCCTATATTAGAGAGGGGATTGTTCCCCTCTCTTAGTAATATACTTATGCTAGTATTACTGTATTTAAGTTAGATCCACCATCGTTTACAGATACAATTAATATATCTACAACTGCGTTTGATCCACCACTATTTACAATAATAATATCTCCAGCACTTAGTTCTTTGTGAGACAAGATAAAGTAATCATCGTTGTCAATATCCCCAATAGCATCGCCATCTGTGTAATACCACATTGAATTGGAATCACCCATCTGAGAGATTTTTTTTACGGGATTTGCTAATGCGTAAGCCATAATATTCTTTCCTCTCTGCTATTCAGCACACTTTTGTACTCTAATACCATTAGTATCAATCATAATTGATCCCATACTTAAGTATGAAGTCATTAGATGTGAAACTTTTTCAGGTATATAGTTTACTTCTGTTCTTACTTCTGATCCCACACCTAAACCCATAGATGTTTTGTGCCAACAAATAGT